CCCCGCCCCGCCAGTCGCCGTGACGGAGTTCGTGCCGCCGGTGCCGCCGGGGTTGTTAATGTCGGGCGTCCCACTCGATTCACCACCCAACCCACTCCCGGCTCCACCCGTTCGGCCGGACGCATTTGCTCCGCCGTATGCCTTGGAAGACGGGGCACTTGATACTTCGTTTATGTAGTCCCACTGTGTTTCATCTGTGCCTGTTGTTCCGCCAGCAGCAATTTCAACATCAATTACTTCATTAGCGGGAACAGTGACATTTAGAAATTGAATGTATCCGCCGCCACCACCACCACCACCACCTGCCGCATTCGAGCCACCATTGCCACCGTTACCCCATATTTCCAATTTATCGAGAACAGTAACGCCCGCTGGCACTTGCCACGTCGTAGTACCAGGAGCTATATCAACAACTGTCATTCGTCACCTCCTAAAAACAAAACAGGGCCGTCACTTCACTGTTATCACCGCACTCGGATACGTCACGCACGTCGCATACTGCCATGTCTCATCGGCCACCGCCGACGAAACGTTGCCCGGCTGGTGCAGCGTGAACACTAGCGAACTCGACCCGGCCGCCACGCCTCGCACCGTCACCGTCGCCAGCGTGCCGCTTACCGTAACTGGCGTTGTCGCACCCGCCGCGATGTCCAGTTCATCCCCATGAATCGCGTTGACCAGTTGCAAATCGAACGGCGACCCAGGCTCGAACGTCGCCGACTCAATCACCAGCACGCCCGGATCGCTCGGCACGATGAACGCCTGCCATGCGTACAAACTGCAATCGTGCCCGAGCACCAGCTTCACCGTCGCTGTCTCATCGACTGCGATTCGTGTATCCCCCGCCTTGAGCGACATCTTCGCCGTGCAGTCCACGCCCATCGGCTCGGCACTCGCTGTCAGCCACGACACCGCGAACGCCGTTAAAAAGACAAATAGCGATTTCATCGAATCCTCACTTTCGTTGGATCAACACTAATTACACTATTCTCTGCTTTGTCCAAAATGTGCAACGTATGAGTAGCTGGACTTCCTGTTGGAGAACTTACATCGAATCGAGAATTATTCTGTTCAATAATTGCACCTTGTAATTCTCGAACAGTAATGTGTGCTCGTACCATTTCCATAGGTTGGCCAGGGGTTGCAACATTGCGACCCCATTGACCGAAATTACCCTGAGAGATAAATAAATTATTGTTCATCCTAAGATTATAGATAGGACCATACATAGCTTGAAAACAACTATTAGAAACCATAATAGAATTATTCTCAAGAATAAAACCTTCTGGTCGTGTTTGATCCCCAATCTCCCAACCTAAAACTGCTTTTTCACATTCAAGTCTAATATCTTGGAATCGCCATTGACGATTTACCAATCCACTCATATAAAGACCAAATGCTGATCGGTAGGAACGAGCAAGATTCATCGTTACTCCGCCACCGATCCAAGAAATATCTCCCATTACAAATTTATCTGCAATGAAAATTACACCAGTAGCATTACCGCCATCAGCAGTTACTTGTGCTCCTACAAATAATTGACTAAGAAGTCCACCGGGAGGAATATCACCGTAGGGCGAAATTAATTCCGCAGGCTTTCGAGTTCCCATCCACACAGTACAACTATTACCTGTACTACGATGAAAAGATGGATGAAAGAATGTATTGGCTTCGGAGCCGACATTTACCATTGCGGCTGATTGGAAATTACCGCTAATATTTAAATTGTCAAATCGATGATTGCCGCCCGAATATTCAGATGCTGGTCGAGCAAGAAGTAATCCACATCCTGCTTGTTTTTCAGCATGAAGTCGTAAGTATGGGATACGACAACCTAATGCTCCAGTCATATCTACCATTGGAACATTAGGGGGTCCGTTCCATTGATACTCTCCTTTAATTTCGATATCTCGGGCATTCCTCAAGTTTAAAGTATTATCGAGAAGTTCCATGTCTGCTCCTTTATCGTAGTATATACTGAACAAACAACGACCAATTGGGAGTAGCCGAAGTTACAAGAGTAACAGCATAAGCCAATCGTGTAAACTCCAATAATGGGACATCAAAGCCATCACCAGAATCATAAGTATTAGGACCAGGAATATAAATAGGAGGAACTAATTCTGTAGATGTTGCCTGTATTAATTCTAATTTACCCTCGTCTACATCTGCATCGCACGAAAACAATACACGAAGAATAGTAATACCAGTATAACCAGTAGCTTGAGTAGACGTATTACCAGTAGGAGCAGCAATTAATTGGGTAGCAGTAGCGTTGGCTGTTCCGCTGGCTTTTGCTTTGAAAACTTGGTGACATCCGCCTGGAAGCAAAGGTTATTCTCCTTGAACTGTTGCTCAGTTAATTTTTGTCCTGTTCGCATATTCATCCAATAACGTCGCCGTTTCTTATCATCAGCTATCCGCTTATTTTTCTTAGTGTCTGGATTTGACTGTCCTATAGTGCTCGATATTCGACCCGTTTTCCACCAATTGAAATATTTATTAATCTCACGATCAATCTGAATTGCTTGATCGAAGTAATTTAATTCAATTAGTGAAGGAGCAAAAAGAACATTAAGAACATTATTAACAACGTCTTTCGGTCTTTCCGATCCTCGTTTATATAAATCCCCTCTCATTAATTCCCAATAAACCCATTCACCCGGCTCTCTATACTCAAGAGTCTTTTCATTGTGAATGGTAAAAATATGCACCAGCAATCCATACCCGTCGCCAGTACAAAGATTCCGCTTATAAATCATATACCGATTAATCACTCGGTTGAATATAAGATAAAAGTCAGATTTAAAGCGACGAAGTAAAGTCAGAAGCGGATGGCTCTCAATGATCTGATAGTCTTGATGTTGACTAAGAAATGTCTTAATATAGTAATATTTATCGGAATTAGGCCGACAATAAAACAAAGAATGGTTTTTCATAAAAATACTCCCTAGTCAGAGAGAGAGAGAGCCTCCCTGCTCTCCACTCTCTCGACTAGATGGAGCAGATTGTTAAGCGAGTTGATCGTCCAACGGGGCGTCAAACTCGCGATGAGGATATACTGTACGGCATGGCATATAATCGAAGATCATGCCGTAAACCCAAACCTTTTCACCGGCGTCGATGTCTGTTGCAGTCACATCTACACTAAATTGTAACATAGCACCAGTTGTAAGTTGGGCACGAGTGGCCCAACCAGCATTGCGAATACCTCGACTTGTGACTTGCATTTGATTGGCAGTAGTAGTGCCGAGAATGCCAACAGCAATTGTGGTGTTCAAAGCTCCTGTAGCAGCAGCAATTGCTGAACCAAGAGAAATTACATTTTGTAGCACTGTCCAAGTAATAGTATCAGCAGCAGTAGTTGATCCTGTTGACCAAATCAACCGCATGCCTAATGCAAAGTTGGGGTCCCAATGTGGCGGAAGCCACAACTTACCTTCAACTTTTGTAGCGATTGCAACACCAGAAGTGCCAAATTGCTGAACACCGTAATCTAAAGCACCAACTTCTGTAGGAATTAAGCTAGTAGTAGCAATTGAGCCTTGCCATTGAGCAGAAGCAAAGAAAAATTGTTCTCGCTTCCACCCCATCTCTTTATCAACAATCATTCGATTTTCTCCTTTCTTTTAATCGGAGAAACCGATTAGCTATGAGCAATATCATTAACAATAGTATTAGCTGACGGTTTAGAACACATGAGGTTGCAATCTTTATTGAATACACCCTCATATTGATCTTGGCCCGGCAGCCGATTTAGAATACCGCCACCATCATCCTCAAGCCAAGCCCAATCTCCCAGCACACCAAGCATTAGAGTTGACTCATCAATAAAGAACATATGATAGTCAGGACATTCAACATCCTTAACCATCGGAATGCCATTTACTGACAGAGCAGTCCAACCACCATCAAGTTTCATGACGGCCCCGTCGTACTGCTTAGCTGCTGCGAGATTAGCCCCATGTACACGGAAGATGGCATGGTTGGATTGAATTACACTAATCTTACCATTGCCCTTAATCTCGGATTCATCAATTGCTTGCTCGCAGATAAACACAGAGAACGGACGATTAACGCCAGCATTGGAAAGTTTATTACCTTTCCAAAGTTCATTACCAGCAGTACCGCGATCAATACCACCGAAGTTAGCAGTAATACGAGCAGTACCAGCAGCAAGAGCAACATCAGGATCGACAGAGTTAAGAGCGGCTAACAGGCCATAGATTTCTTTAATCTCATTAGTAGATGACCCATCAACAGCCGTCAAACCAACATTATCTTCACGATAAATTGCCGTAGTGCCAGTTGTAAATGCAGCAGTTGCAGAATAAGTGAATACAGTAGTAGAAGTCACAGCACCAATGGTTTGTGAATTTACCACAGTAGCACCACCACCAGCATCAGCACCAGTAGTAATAGTACGAATATCGAACTTCATCCGATTATAAAGAAACTTTGTCGGATTAGTAGGATAAAGAATATTCGATACTGTTACTGTATTTACTGTGCCACCAGCATTAGCATTAGAAACAACCTGAGCAAGCTCAGCATCACCTGCACCGAAGATTTGACGATTAACGTCTTTCTTCATATCGGCAACAGTTGCTTCCATATCTGCTGACATTGCCTTTTCAAATGCTAATGCAGAAGGCTTAGATGTACGCATTGAAAAACCAGAGATACGAATAGTTGCGTACAATGATTTAACAGGAAAAGTAGCATTACCCCACGTCGGCCGATCACCAGTCGGTAATGTTTCGGAATCGCCGTCAGATCGAGCACCAATACTTGCTGTACGACCAGTACGAATCGGGATATACATATGACGGCCGCCCGTTGGTTCTGTATATCTCTCTGCTCGACTAAGGAAATAAGTAGAATTTTCCAACAGATCAACCATCGGACCATGATAGTCAATCTTTAACATATTCTCGAAGTCAGCTTTCTTTAGAGCCAAGTCTATTCTCCCAATGCTTGTTTGAATCGATGTTGTATTCTCTTAGAAAGATCACCATTTCTAAAAGCATTTCTGCCAAGTTTAGGTAAATCTTCCTGAGACGTTCCTGCCTTACCACCGCCTTGAGTCTTTGTTTTATTTTTATCCTCTAACTTCTTTTCAACGTCAACTGTTGATCTAAACTTTTCAGTCTTTTTCTTATGCTGTTCAATAACAGTTTTAGCAATTTCACCAATATTCGTTCTTGGATTTTGTTGACGTAAAGTAACAAACCGAGTAAGGATGACAGTCTTTACATCTTCCTTAAAGTCCTCAAGGACATCACCATTATCAATCAACAAATCAAGACGAGCAATCATGGCATCATCTTGAGCAGCAGCTTGGTCAGATTCCAATCTTGCGATTCTGGCTTCATATGCCTTTAAAGTTTCATCAGGTTTCTTTTCTTCAACCTTATCAATTTTGTCTTTGTTCTTTACTGCTTCATCTTCAAGCCGCTTCTTCTCAGCTAACTGTTCCTTAGCTTTGACTACGCCAAGGTGCATTGCTCGTTTTGCTTGATCTGGAGTTAATTTAATTAACTCACCATCTACAACCAACTCAATCGCTTCCTCTTTTGGCGGATCAGATTCTTTCTTATCTTCGACAGGAGGATCAACTACTTTAGTTCCGCCACCAGCATCATCGCCTTCAAGGTAAATTTTATTTCTTAGAACTTCCAGCTTCATTACTCTGTCCTTGTCCTTCTTGGGGAATACCAAGAATCAATGGTAAAAGATTGGTCATGCCTTCTTGTTCAGCTAAAATAATTGTCGCTTTAATGCCTAATACTTTTGGCTTTACAAGTTCCATCATTGTATAGAGTTCAGTCAATTTATAATGAATTTCAAACAGACGCTTAAAAGGAATCAGGAGTGTACGATAAGTATCACCTTTCATATACTCCCGATGTTCCTCTAAATGCGTTGCATGATGATCTGCAATATTAATAGGCACAGGTTGACCTTGCGACATTATCAAGTTCTCTTGATAGGCATTAGATCGATCAATCTTGTATTCATCCACTTCATCCTCGAAGTGACCCATCTGAATAAACTGGAGAATTTTTGCTCGGTCCTGTGCCGTATAAACTTGATATTGCAAAAGAAGTTCAAGGAATTTATGTTGACCAGTTCGAGTTAATCCAAATTGACTGAAAGTAGTAACTCGAACATTAAAGTAATCAGCACCTTGATTACCACCCATCAACATACCCTGCTTCAATTGTATAACTTCATACCGATTCTTGTCACCTGTATAGTTATACAATCTATCTTCTCGAACAAATTGAGCATGATTAGCAAGAATCATTCGACCAGTAAGCGACATTCCTGTGTCAATGTTCAATGCACCAATACCCAATTGTCCTTCATCTTGGGATTGAAGATTTTCTAATGATGCAGCCGCTCTTACTCCTGCGGGATTGATTCCTTTTGTGGCATCTCGTTGAGCCACAATGTCATCAATATCGCGACGAAACGTGTGCATCAAATCAAACAAATAACGAGGCGGACTTGGAGGCGTCCAAGGAATAGGAGCAGTCAAACCTGAAAACTCTACAATCTCACCCGGCTCAGAAGTCCATGCAGAAGATAACAACATAGCCGTTCTTGGAGCAAGAATCTTCGGCTTTGCGGTCATATTCTTGATTTCAATAAGCTGAGAAACTGAATGCTGATATTGTTGAATTGGTCCTTGAGCTTGCTCAGCGTTACAAAAACACCAAATCTTGCCGGGAGTTTTCTCAGTACCAAAATGAATCAGAGGAATCTGACCATGGACGTAAGGATTATTTCCCTTATCAATTACCTGGCCCCCAGCAATAGCCGCATAAAATCCTCGTGGGAATTGTCTCGACTTCGGAAGCCATAGTTTTAACCGGAGTACTTCCGAGTCATCGCCAGCCATTGGGTTATTCCCGTATTCAGCTTTACGGGTAAATAAATTCATATTATAAATGCGTCGCTGAAAATACAAATACTTATTATCCGAAAAAGTGGGCGGTTTAAATAAATCAGGATCAAAACCTTGATCCACTAAACTCGAAAGATCAACTACATCAGAATCAACTACCCAAGGAGCTTCTCTAAAATTACGAGCAAATGGACAAAGAACGTCAAAAGGCGATTTAGTCTTTACCTCTACATCGCCCATTGGCATGATATTTGAACCATTCGTTTCAATGAATGCTTGAAACTTAGTCTGAGCAGATTGTAAAAGTGGAACTAATTCTTCCTCCGATCGAACTGTTTGCAGCAGTTGAGGATTAATAAAATCCTTTACTTGTAATTCCTTTTCTGGTCCAATATCAGGATTCCATGTCACTGAAAGAAAAGCATTGCCAGTAAGACCAAGCCAAAGAAGTAAATCAATAAACTCATAGTTAATGTTATGTTTATACCAATACCCTCGAAGAACCTTTTTTCCTAAGCTCGCGATATTAACATCTTTAGTGTCGCTTGTCGCAGGAAGTACATCCCAAATGGGGCGATTACGAAGATGCTTACAAGCTGCTGTTCGCACTATGGGAAGGGTTAAGTTAATGATTAACCTAACTCGCCAAGGTGGGATATTCACATCTTGCTGGAATCTTCGTATCGCCTCATTATATTCTAAGTAAGAAAAACCTTCATACTTAGCAATTGTTTCAAGCCAACGCTCTTCGAGGCCAAGTTTATAATAAGATTTGTTAGCCCATCGTTGCTCAACAAACTTTAAGATAGAATCATCATCTTCCGGGTCTAACTGGAATCGTTGGAGGGAGCTTCCCTGATAACGAGTATTAATCGAATTTCGTGTAGCAAGTTCATTTGCCATCAGACTTACTTACCAGCGGGTCGTTTATCGAGATTCTTTTCCTTAAGAATTTCCACCACGTCATCAACATGTAAACAATCGCACAGACAAGCACCGACGAAAGGTTTCGCCTGGTCATTGACAATAATGCCGTTACAGTAGTCGTTTCCAGGTACAGCCCGGATTAACACGCCAGCATTCATGACATGGCCCTTGTCATTAAGCTGGACAACTTCATCTCCATTCTTCGCTTCGCGTCCGTTTCGATAGTGCATATTACTTCTCCTTCTTTAAATCATAATCCTTACCGACCTTGTAAAGAGTACTCTCGTCTACTTCGCCCTTAACCTCAACTTTTGTTATTTCTGGTCCTGTTCTTTCCTTTCCATCTTTATCTTTAATCATTGTATTGAATTGATAGGTACGAAGTCGATCTGGTCCGTTTTGTCCATTATCAGTAGCCATTGTGCATCTAGCCATTATTAGCTTGTTCCTTCATCTTAGCAATTTTAGCCTCGTCCTCATCTGAACGACCGCCGAATCGTCGAGAAGAATTATTAAGTGGTGAGGTTGTAGCTCCAAGTAATTGTTTTAAGTTTTGATCTGTTTGATTAGTTAGTTGCACCCGTTCAAACATTATTTGATTCTGCTGATGGAGTAGATGTAAATTCTCAACAAGTTGTTTCTGAACCCGATTATTATTATATGTCTCTTTAAGATCTTTCCAGACTATAAGAGCGATCAAACAAAGTGTTACCCAAGTCATTTTCTTTGCTGCTCCTTGAATACTTGATATTTAGTGTGTTGTATTTTTGTTAAATATGCGAGTATTATTAAAGTGAGTATAGTCACTCCCGCAATAATATACTTTAATACCCTCAACACAATAGGATCACCATAGTTAACTATTGCGTTAGTAACTTCTCTGAATTTATTATTCTGTTCTGTTTTAAGTACATCTATTTTCGCACTTGCCGAAGCCTCTACTAGAGGGGAATTATCTCTAGTGGCTATACAGTTAAGGGTTAGTAATAAACTCAGGATTAGTTGTAGGAATATTTGCCTTGGCTTCATCAACAATTTCTGGTCCTACTGCTCCCATAACTTGAGAAAGGACATCAATCAAAGCTCGTCGATTATCAATTTTTGCTCGATCAATCTGTAATCGTTGGCCAATCAATCCACCAACTTGGCCAAGTGTCTGTCCACCACCAATAACCAACGGATTAGTGTTAAAATTTTCCCATTCTATTTGTCGATTAGTATTGAACTGCATCATCCACTGGACCAACTCTTTTTGATTACGAGATTGAGTCGATTCAAAAGAAAGTCCTTTAAGCACAAACAACTTGTTATCTGGTTTGTATTCAGCAGACTCAATAGTCACATTTGTATCTGTTCGATTAGTAATCTGCAATTCTGTACCAAATGCTCCTTTATTTAATTTGACAGAATTAATAGGATCATTTGGATAGAAAAGAGAACCACAACCAGTTAACAAACTAAGGCTTAGGATTGACAGATTTTTCATTCAATTTCTCCAATATACTATTGTAGTGATTCATCTCACGATCTGAGAGAACCTGAACATCTTCATATCTTTTTTCAGTTAATACTTTGTCTTCTTTAATTTTAGAAAATAAAGCATTGATCCTCTCATCTATTTGACCACGATAGAATTCTGTAAGTAATCGATGAGTAGTAAGCTCCTTGACCTCAACCTTTGTTTCTCCATACATAACATATAAGAAACCAAACACTAGAGTTCCAAGTGTAGTAATAACTCCCCCGACAATACCTAATCCTGCAAAAATCGTGCCCCACTGAGGTTGAGCATAACGAGTTAACTTAGCATCAATGTTCCCGACGACATTGTACACATTACGCACATCGTCTTTGACGCCAGCTACATCTGATTTTAGACCAGCGACTTCAGCCTCAACCTTTGCTAATCGGGATGGATTAGTTCCATCTTGCACACTCAATACTCTCGTTTTGGTCGGGACTTAGGGATCGGTCCTCCTTTAGGTTTAGGTCTTGGTTTAGGCACAGGACCACTTGTTTTCTTTTTAGCCATATTAATCTCCAAAAGGGCTAGATAAAACCAACCCAATGGGGGTTGGTTTTATCTAGCAAATTAATCCAACCACTTAAAAAGTTTACGAAGTAAATTTAAAAGCCACCATTCCCATTTAGGTCGTTTACGAGTTGATTTAACTATTACTGAAAAGTTTGAATTAGACACGAGGATGATCCGCACAACGGAGGAACAAAGCATGGTCACGACCAATTGCGAGAGCAGCAATATTAAACTCGCCGTTCACAGTTTGGCCTTCTGTAATGTCCACTTCCTGAATTTGAATGCCGGGTACAGCAAGCAAACCTTCTGGATCATTACGAAAAACTTCTGCTTCTTCTGCTGTCATCTGTGCAAAAATTGCTTGCACAAATGTAAGTCCTGTCAATGGACTATTATCAGCATCTACAGAAGGACCAGTCGCCTGCCACGCAGCCTTCGTATTAGAAACTTGCTGCCAGTCACCAGCAGGTACACCCGGTGCAGTTGTATCATTCGTTGCTTTTGGAATGATATTCATCGGTCCAAAACCCATTTGAATTTCCTTTGTTAGAGTTTTTCTGTTTCACTAGACACCATACCGTCCGACTCCTCCTTTCGCCAAAGCCAACTACCCTTTAACAATCTACTCGTCATTTTATCTATGTCATTGCCTTCGGCTTTTAGCACTGCTGTCCAATCTCTAATGTCATATTCTACTCGGCCTACATGACCGACTTGCACATTAGGGTGAACCCATGTCTCAAACCCAAAACGATGTGCTCGTTCACAGAAATTGTAATCTTCGCCGACTGGATCAGTGTGATGATGAGCACATAATCCCGCCTGAACTCCTGCTCCGAAAATCTTTTCAGGCGAATCTCCTCGTTCTATTACCTTTTCAAAAAGTTCATTAACTTCCCGCTCAAAACTTTTTCTGGGTCGTCGATCAAGATTAAACCAAATATACCCTGATTCTGTTTTTTCAGCTATTGCATCAAGAACCTTCTTTTTAATTAATGTAATTCCAAAACCTAATCCTAACACTTGAAAAGGAATTCGTTCTTCCGCCGGCAAAGACATTTGACGACAGAATTCTTCATCATTCTCAGGTCGGATTACTGGTCGAAATGGTGGTTCTCGTTGCGAGTATACGCCACCAATTATATCTTTGTCAGCTTCGAGGAGTAATTCCAATGAACTATGGTCAAAGCGAATTATATCCCCGTCAATAAAAAGAACATGAGTAAAGTCCTCTTTATTCTGTAAAGTATTACGATAGATACCTCTAAGAGAATCGTTTCTAGCATGAGGCAATAATGCTCCTCGACCAACCTGACAACTGAGTATTGCCGGATGCTTGGCAGTTGCTAAGAGACTGACCATTGTGTGAACATCAATGTCAGTCCAAGCAACTATTGCCATTATTACTTTATTGTTCTTCTGCTCCAGAATCATGCACTTATCTGCTCCTATTCATGGGTAATTCGGAAGTGGAGATTATGATCCCATGTCCAATCGTTAAAGATTAATTTAGCTGTTGCAATTGCCAGTTCTTTAGAATTAGAGGTAACTGACGGGATCAAAAATTGAGGAGTTGGGGCATTTATTGTAATTACTCGGTTATTAAATTTCTGCAAGAGCATTGGGTCTAGGTCATGCTCAATAATTAATTGCCACGACCACCAGTACTCTCGATAAGACACATATGGACATTTAGTCGGATGGATTCCAATTGCTGGGACTTCAAAGTACTTACAAATATAAGGCCAATACTCTACCCACTTTCCGTAAAGAGCAATAGCCGGAAACTCTTGAGTATATTGAATGGCTACTGCTTTTGGAGTAACAAAATCTGGCGGGAGCTTTACATCTTTAGCTTTTGTTTGTCTTAATACGCTTTCATCTATCCCAGCCTCTTTAGCCAAAGAACGTATTGTAGGTTCTTTAACTCTTGGCACAAGGGACTACCTATATAAATATCTTGCTCGAAAGGTTGGAGCTAACTCTTTTGTATACTGCTCGAACCAATCGGCTTGTTTTCTCAGCCACTTTGAAATATTTTTAACGCCTTTTCTGGTCATTTTCTGCCCATCTTTAATTGTTAGAACTGCTGCTGATCTGGACATACTTACAACTCTCCTCGCAGGAAAGCTTCCTGCCTGATTTTATTCTTTTCCTTGAACATTCTAACTCGGTGCATTCCAGTTAAAGGAGCAATATTTTCTAATGCATCCTTTCGGAGGCGTTGATCGCGGGTCAATCCTGGTATGTGATGGATTCCCGCCGTTGCCCCATACTCCCAACAATTCATTAAGTGATCATGCCGCTTTAATGGTCTTGGTGTTGGGTCATCCTTAGTCTGGTCCTTGTTAGGATCACGAAGTCTATATTTTCTCCTTTCCATTAGAAAGTTTTCGCATGTATCAAACACTTGGAATTGAGGTTCTCCTCGCGGTGTCAATTGTAACCAACGTCGGACAGCCTCAATGTTAGTACGTTTATCGTTTTCAGCAGGAGAATAGTATAAATCCCAATCATTGGCTAATTGAAGTCCTACTCCCGCATTGCCATCTTCTAATTTACGGAAAGCTGAGGGGTCGATCAATCGAATAAAAATATTTTCGATTTGATCGGTTGGATGATATTTGCCATCTTCGCTATTATAAACAAACCCCTCAGCTGTCCGTATAAAGTGAACGACTGAAATCAAATCAGTTTGACGTAAGTACATTTCTCGGTAAAGGAAACGCTTAGTTACCCCCCATTGATCGACAGGAGCAATTGCAAACCAAGCTGCTGCTGCCACCCGATATCCCGGATCAAGTACCTGTACTTTCGTCCAACCATCTGGGATATTAAATGGTTTGCAAACATGTTGTTCTAGGAAAGTATTGTAAATGATGCCAGAGAGCCTTCTCCTGTTTCCTAAAATACGTACTTCTTTTTCCTCATCTGAGAGATTTCTTAGTACTGTTTGCAATCTTTCTTGATTATTATACGGGTTAAATTTAGTATTTAACCTTGCAAGATAAACATGCCTGTCTGCTAAATCGGTTGTAGAATCATCTTCAAGGTCAAGTAGCCACTGAACTGATTCTACAAGGGTGGCAGAAATGATTACCCGGCCGCCTCTCGTTACTAGACGCATCTGTAGTTCATCCCAAAAATCATCTGAGATTTCCTCGTCAATAGCTAACAAGTCAATCTCAGCTGCTTGGAATTTTTGTCTAGCATCACCCTTTGCAGACAGAAAATCTATTCTTGCTCCTGACTTAAATTCGATAAAAGTCGGGATATCATGGTCGGGAACTTTGGGTCCAGTGCGAGAGATTTGCCAATCAGGGAGAATATTCTTTAAATGTGAATATACTCCCTCAAAGATTGTCCGATACTCAGTAGAAATCACCCAAATTCTCGGCCCTTTAGGAGTTGGTTGGTGAGGATGAGACTCTGTTGCCCACCAGAAAATCTCTTGAGCTGCTGATCTTGATTTTCCTGATCGATTACCTCCAAATGCCAACCTTGCCCAAGCTATGCTCTTATGAAACCCTAATTGATTTCTTTCTGGTCTGTCATCTGGTATATAAGTCTTAGATGGGTGGGTTTCCCGTCGCTTTAACTCATTAAGAAGAGTATTAAGTTGTTGGAGTTGAGGGTTCTGGTCTAATTGCATTTTCCTCTAACTCCTTTGTTTCAATGAATTTAGCTTCGCCTTCGAGAAGTAATTGAGGATCAGCTTCTTCAGCAGTAAGGTTTAATTCAGCTAACAATCCGCCGATACTTTTCATTAAATCTTCCGTACTCATATTAGTATGGATTATATGTTTAGGTTGAGCTTTTACTTTAATCTCTTGCTCTTTTAAGTTAAGAGCGTCGATTTGGATAATTCTGTGAACTGCTGTTAGTCGGGTAGTAGCCTCAATCTTTGTATCATTGATGATATCTTCAGTATGTTTTAGAATGGCCAGTCTAGTTTCTGCCGATACTGGCCATCTTTCTTTAACTGCTCTTTTTAGCAGCTGCCTATCTTTATAACTTTTTATGTTAATTGGGCTGGTTTTAAACATGACCCTGACTTCCGCCTTTCTTTAGCCCTCCTTTTCTTTTTAGATTGTTTATTAACTTTACCAGTTCATGGTAAGGAATTTGAATGTGGAGTTCCTTGAAGATGTCATCTGTTAGGAGGCTTGGCAAAGAATTGATTCTTTCCTCAATTTTTAGATACATTTCAATTAAGTCTTTATGCTGATACAGATTGTAACTCTCTATTCGACTGACTATTTTCTCTGTCATGTTGCTTATCCTGCTCGGTTTTTTTAATTAATCGGCCGATCACATCGGCAATATCTGAGAATCCGAGGATTAATAAGAATTTTCCGATTACATAAAGCATTTGCTTATAGCGATCTTCTTGGGGTAAAAAGAATAATCTTTCTAAGTCTGTAATTAATTTCTTTTTGTTCATGGTGTTCCTTCGACAAAAAGTATATCTTCACATTTAATTATATAAAATTCTTCTTCTTTCTCTGTTAATTTCAAATTAATTATTAGTGGACAAAAACTAGGGAAGTGAACTCGACTTCCTTCTTTAAAGAAATATTCTGCACCGTCTTTGTCTTTGTAACTATAATCTGAACTAATTACTATTCCACTTTTTGGCACATCTTTCGATATGTCCGGTAATTCTATTCCTCCTTCTGTTACTTTCTTAGGAGAGTCGGGTTTAACTAGCACTCGTCCATTAATCATTAACGGAATCATCTTACTTCTGCTCCTTTTTATTTTTAGATGACTCTTTTCACCTGTACGGAGCCATCTTTATGGATTATTTTTATTTTATTTTTATAAGAATTAGCCGATCGGTGGGCTGTGCTACTCATTTACGAGCCGCCCCGTATGGGACCGTCACCAGCACCCCCCACCTAACGAAAACCAAACATAGACAAATGTAACAATCAGCCGAACGAAAACCAAACATAGACAAGCGTATGAATGCGGCCGGCGGCCGAAAATAGACAAGTGTAGAACCTAACACTTACCTAACTAACAAAAACCAAACATAGAGCGTGCGACTGGCGTTCGATAATTCCTCTTGCCCGACGGTGAACAGGAATGAGGCGCTTGAAATGATATAAACCCTTATGACGGCTAGACTTACAACTCTCCATGCATAAATATGCGTATAAAGCACGAATAAAACACGTTTATGCAAGCCCAAAAACGGGGCACTAGAAAAATCTTCGACCGTAAACCCTTGTCAAACAACGACTTATGAAAATCTTGAAAAATGGGGCGTTAACTAAAACAATCGTTTCCGTTTGCTAGTACGGATTCGGAGAGAAACCCGGATCGCGGATCGACACGCCTCGGTTCTCATGCCCGAATCAGCCGATCCAGCCGAGCTTGTCTTGGCAGTTAATCAGGGAAGCCGCAAGGCGGACAGCCGATCTTCTATCCTCTGTCCAATGCCCTAGAGCAATCGCCCTGTAAAGAGCGGAAAATGGCCGTAGGTCGAATCCTCTGTCTCTAGTGTGCCGATTGGTTGGGCCGATCAAACGGTGGACACCGACACGATACTAGAGCACGATTCGAGCATCCAGCCAGCCTAACAGACTCCCGCAATATAGTGAGACATTCCCTACCCTGAGCGGAATGCGATGCGTTAGCGTAACGTGAAGCAATGTGAGCGACGCATATCGGATATCGGTTAGTCCCGATTAACTTGATTAGTCTAACAAGCAATTAGACTATTGCAAGGGAAATCCAACAACAAATCACATACCCTCTAGGCATTGACCTTGCCGATGGCAGGGTTAAATGACCGATTAGCGTCTGCCGAATACCTAACGGTCTGCTAGGTCAATCGCCTATCTTTCGACAATGGCACGGTTAATTTATTCTTGAACTGGCCAGTTCAGAAAGGAAATTAACCATGTCACAGTCAGTAGCAACCGCAACAATCGAAAAGCCCATTGTCAAGCCTGAGGAAAAGGCACACGAATACACGCGGCAAGATTCTGTCGCATTTCGGCAAGCCTATGCCAAGCTGAAAAGTCAGATTGGCAAGCTCGCCAAGGGTTCGACAATCAAGTTTGCCTCACAGTTGATCGGCACTTGCCAAGTCAACGGCATCGACTGCCGCAAACTCGGCGAAGCATTGCAAGAAATCGTGGATCAAGTCAACTTGACCTACACTTCAAACAATGTTGAGTCGATCCGATTTGGCAACGAAGATGGCGAAATGCTGTCCACCAGAACTGTTGTCCACGTCCGCGAAGCCATGATGGACCCATCCATCGGCCGCAAAATCTGCGAAGCCCTGTAAGCAACGTCCGTTTTGTTTAACCGTGCCATTGTCGAAAGGTAGGTGAAGCTGCTATGAAATTCAGACACCGAGAAACCGGACAAATCTGGACATTAATCTTAGTTTGGGAAGATTGCGTTGCAATCCTCAAGCGAAAGAATGCACAAGCAAGAGTAGGATTAAATGTGTTAGAGACAGACTTTGAGAAAATCACAGAAGAGTAAACTAGTCTCTTTCTTGATTGAGAGGATAGGAGACTTAGCCAAAAGAATTGACCCTTTTGTGTGCTAAGCACTATCAGAGAAAGTTCAGGTCAATCTTTCTCACTCTCAATCAAAAAGGAGATTAGAGCAATGACAAAATTCGAGATATTAATGAAAATCGAAGGATACGACGACGAAATGGAATTCCTTCAAGATTGCACCTTTGATTCAATAAATCCCGGTATCTGCTGCAATAAAGATTGCGACTATACGACTTCAATTGAACCGGATCAAGATAAGGGTTGGTGCGAAGAATGCAAGACTAATAGTGTCAAGTCGGCCTTAATCCTTTACGGAATAATTTAACATGAACCCAACCGATCAAAAGAAAGTCGTTACAATCTGTCCAAAATGCCGCAAAGAGCAAACAATTACAGTAATCGAATCAGATTACTATAATTGGATGGAAGGAATGTTGATTCAGCGAGCAATGCCATATCTCACAGCCGACCAACGAGAGGCTCTAATCACTGGCTATTGCAATTCTTGCTGGGAGGAAATATTCAAAGAATAGATTAAGTCAACCAAGTTAACAACTCTGTTAACTACTCAAGTATAACATAGATTCCCCTATCTGTCAAGTTAATTCTTTTTAGGTAGCCAAACCACTATCTTTAAAAAAACGACAATTAACTTGACAGATAAGGTTTCCTATGGTATAATTGGTTGCCATAGCGAGTACATCAACAAGGTATCCTTAGTGTTATCGTTAAAAGAAATTTGACCCGGCTCAATACACGTCCAAGCCTAGCCAATTCAGTGACGGGCAAATGTTAACGATAGGATCAGCGATTAGGCTACCAGCATAAGCTCGGCCAAGAAAGATAGATGAATCCCTAGCGGCCCACTTAGGAATACGTATGTGATTCTCTATAGGTATTTTTTACTCTCTCTCTCTCTCTCTCTATCTATCTTTCATCTTGTATGGTTTTTACTACCGCTAATCGTCCCATTTTCGAGACACAAGAAACTACCCTCCATTTTTATACCAAATGCCAATTGGTAACCATTAAAAATAAAAGATAAAAGAGCACTCTAACAGATTAAAGGAGTAATCTGATTCCTATCATTGCAATTCACGCACCATGTAAAACAGGCGGAACAGCTCGAATTAAATTAATTCAAATTCGAGAACGCCCCAAAGACCTTTATTATCTCAATCGTTGCCATTACGATGAAGGTAATAGAGAGTTCTTTATTTATGAATACGAACTAAAATATGTCACAGTAGTAAAAAGCGATCTAAATAGAAAAAAGCCAATATTCATAGATTTATTGGCTAAGTTAAAAGACTAATCAAAGGAGTAAGCTAAATGAAAATACCTGAAAATCTCAAGAATGCTCCAATTGGTACACTATGCTGGCATATCCACCACGATACTCTGTATGAGTTATTAGAGGAACCAGCGGAAAATAGATGGTATTATATATTAGCCAACAAACCACAAGGTGAAATAGAGACTCGTTTAAAATTATTCAGACCAATGACGAGCATGCCATCAGTTTTATCTAAGGCCCACTCAGATTACTGTAAGGCCCACTCAGATTACTGTGAGGCTTGCTCAGATTACGGTAAGGCTTGCTCAGATTACGGTAAGGCCCACTCAAATTACGGTAAGGCCTACTCAGATTACGGTAAGGCTTGCTCAAATTACGGTAAGGCCCGCTCAGATTGGAATAACGCTCTAGAAGATAATCGAAAAGAGTTAGAGACCCTTCATAAAATCGAATGTCCTAATTGTCCTTGGAATGGCAAGACAATTTTTCCATAAAAAGAACCAATAAGGAAACATTACATGATACTAATTGATGGCTCCGCTCTTTACCAAGCAACCAGTTACCTGCGAAAGTACCGAGTAAATTACCCCAAACTCATTGAATTGGCAGGCAATCCACCAGATCGCTGGTTCATTGGTCCTGGCAGTCCTAAAAATAAACAATTTCTCGAAACTTTGGCTGATCACCAAATTGAATTCATTAAAACTTCTGAATTCTTTGGAGAAATCAATTTAAGGGCGAGAAATACAGGTGTAATCAGTTATCATCTTGGCAAGCTAAGCGAAAGTAACGCTAAAGAGCCAATTTTTATCGTTAGTGACGACTTTAACCTTTGGCCAACATTCAGAGCAGGTAAGTGTACTGATAACCTTGACATTACCCTTATCTTTTGGAGTAAACTATTAGAGGGTACGGGCTGGATCGGCCCTATACTCCGTAAAGAAATCGAGTTCATTGACTTAAACGGACAAGATAAAATCGTTTGGTAAAAGGAAGTAAAACATGGTAAATGATATAGCGATTCTAAGCCAGCTTCCAAAAGCTAAACTAGCTCTCAGTCTTTTATATGATGTCTTTTGGAAGATAAAGGCAGAAAAACCGAATGCAGGAGAATTTCTACTCAATAGACTAAGAATGCTCCGCAACCATTTAGCTGAGCATTTACCAGAAGTGTCGAAGATTGACCTAGAAGAACCCAAGAAAGGAGTGTAGAAATGGAATGACTACTTTAGTTCCTATTGACGAGCAAACACATTCAATAATCAACAGCAATGGCTATGGTAATGGTAATGGCTATGGCGATGGCAATGGCTATGGCGACGGCAATGGCTATGGCTATGGCGACGGCAATGGCTATGGCGATGGCTATGGCTATGGCAATGGCAATGGCTATGGCTATGGCGATGGCGATGGCGATGGCGATGGCTATGGCTATGGCTATGGCTATGGCGATGGCAATGGCTATGGCAATGGCAATGGCTATGGCTACTAATCAAAAAAGGAGAAAATGAATGAGCTGTATTTTTGTGCTTCAACGCGGCTGGGTAGTAGTAGGCCAAGTCGAATCAGAACAAGAGAATCTTATCACACTAACACACACGTCTTGTATTCGTCGGTGGGGAACAACTAAAGGACTTGGCGAATTGGCCGAAAAAGGTCCATTTAAAAACACCGTTTTAGACAAGAAACCCAAAACAAGATTTCATCCACTAACCGTAGTGCAATCCATTGAATGCTCGGAGAAATGGAATGACTACTTTAGTTCCTATTGACGAGCAAACACATTCAATAATCAACAGCAATGGTAATGGTAATGGTAATGGCTATGGCGATGGCTATGGCTATGGCTATGGCGATGGCAATGGCTATGGCGACGGCAATGGCTATGGCTATGGCGACGGCAATGGCTATGGCTATGGCAATGGCTATGGCGATGGTGATGGCGATGGCAATGGCTATGGCTATGGCTATGGCTATGGCGATGGCAATGGCTATGGCGATGGCAATGGCAATGGCAATGGCAATGGCTATGGCTTCTAATCAAGAAAGGAGAAAATGAATGACAAATGCAAGTCCTTAAAGTTCCAGAAAGGATTAAGAACGACAGGCGGATTAATCAAGCACGATTTAGATTAAGAAAAAAGTTTAACTGGTATCGTCAATGGGAACGACATGTTAAACGAATGTACGAGGCAATAGATGCTGGCCTCATTAACGATCAAGATTTAAAGTTACTCTGCGACAGCATGGAAAAAGACGACCAGCACCAGTTTGTACGACTAATGAAGGCGTTCAATTAACAATTTTATTAATTATTCAACGCAAGCGAAAAGGAAATAAAATGAAAGAATCGATAATCAATGTTCCAAACCAATGTTCAGACCATTCCAATCCTAGACATTAAAGATGATCCGCGAGAGGGTGGATTAAGGAAGTACGATAATACAAATCCTGAGGTCGTTGATCTTAAGGAAAACATTAAAGCCTTGGGCATTCTCAATCCGCCTAGTGTTCGGTGGAGTAACGACGGAAAGTGCTTCTTTATTGTTGACGGTCATCAGCGAATTGGTTGTGCTAGGGATTTATTCAATGAAGGCGGCCGTAACTTTGAAAAGATTCCGGTTAATGTAATTGATATCCCTGCCGATGATGTACCATTAGCTCAGATTGCTGCTAACTTAATCAAGGTTGAGACTAAGCCAGTCCAATATGCTAAGCAATTGCAGAGAATCTTGGCGATGGAACGGTATCGGTTTATGAGCCGTGAGGAAATCATGGCTTCAATGGGCATTGCAAAGGTAGGAAAGTCTGCTACTTGGTTTAATAATCAATTAAAGCTAAATGACCTAGCTCCTGAAATTGCCCAAATGGTAGATGAGAACATCATTGGAATTAGTAATGCGTATTACTTGGCTAAGCTTCCTCCTGGTGAACAGTTCCAATGGATGGAAGCAGCTAAGACAATGGACACGAACGACTTTCAAGCGAAAGTTGCTAATCACTTACAAGAAATCCGAGCGACTAAGAAGGGTCAAAGTGAAGAATCCATTAATCCTTTGGATCAAGCAAGAGGTCGAAAGCTTGGCGATCATAAGGAAAAACTGTCCGGACTCAATGCCGATCTGAATAAGACCACAGATGCAGTAAAGCAGAGTTTCATTAAAGGTGCAATTTGGCACGCCCTTTGGTCTCTCCAAATTGACCAAGAAACCCTCGATGCTAAGAAGGCCGAGAAGGACGCTGCTAAGAGAGCTCGCGAAGATGCTGCCTCAGCCCAAAAGGAGCAGATTAAGAAGCTCCAAGAGGAAGCAAAGGCAATGTTGGCCAAGGGACAGACCCCGCAACTGATAGGAGCATAAGTTAGATTATCTTTTCTCCTAGCTGGTCGAACCACGCTTGGTAAAGGTAAGAGTGGGCGACTCGCTTTCCTAGTCCACCTTTTACCAGCTAGGAGAAATATTAAGGGCTTAGTGTAAAGGGAACTTCGCTGAAAATACTATGTTAAGTAAGCAAGAACTAACTGAAACACTATGCAAATAAGCCAAGGGAGAAAAAGCCCTCTCGGCAACCGCGGTGAATAATCCGGGTAAGCCCTCCTTTTTTCTTACTTCTCAACGCAAGCGAATAAGGAAAACAATGAAAAACAGCCAAAATAATGACAGACTTAGCAAACACAGAACAGAATCAACAAACAGCATTAGCAAATCCAATCAGCCCTGAGCAAGAGCTTATCAACAGCCAATCAGCGGGAGGGTTTATTCCTGGAATTAGAATAATCCAAGGAATGTCAGAAATTCTTAAGGAAAACAGAGACGCAAGACAGGGGCAGTGGAGTTTAATGTCAGACCTCTTGCCAGAGGAACTACATGTTATAATTGGGCCATATCGGTTCCACGCTTTAAGAATGAAGAATAACAAAGTAGACTTAGAGGACTTTAATTTCACAAAAGATGTCTCTAAATATAACCCTCGAGAAAATAGATGGACTCATGGTCCTGACACACCAGATTTTAAGATAATTAAGACTAAAGTAATTCCAGATAGCAACACCACTACAGTTAAAAATTTAACAGGGTTTGATGTACTCTTGTTCCTGCAAGATACGCAAAAGTATGCACATTACTTTATTGCCTCTACTGCTTTAACAATGACCCCAACATTTGTACAAATGCTAAGTAATCCTGGCCGTCAAGGAGTTCTTGGCAGCTATCTTCATAAGGGTGGAAAGCACTCATGGTGGCTCCCTAAGCTTATTCTTAAGACAGAGACAATCGAGCATAAATGGGACGAGGAAGTATTAAAGGATTTTCTCGAACCGAGTAAGATTTATGATCCAGCTGGGCCGAACGAGAATGCTCGGCCTAGGTAGCGATTGAAGGGTATGTCCTCTGAGTCGAGAAGCCTCATAGCCTGAAAATACGGCAATGGTTTATTATCGTTAGTTTGGAGAAAAGTAGGACTGTTTAATGTAGGCAAGTAAGCCACTTACTCAGGAGTATCTTTACAAATCTAGACTAATTGAGATTAAACTAGGGGCATACCTTCTTCTCACCGTAGCCTAATTGGAAAAGGCAAGAGGTTTAAGCCCTCTCAATTGCAGGTTCGAATCCTGCCGGTGAGATTAACCGGGAGAATCAGTGAATCAGCAACAGTATAAATACCGTAGAAGTAAAGGACTTTGTACTAAATGTGAAGCTTATGCTGGTCGTTACTCACTTTGTATTCCGTGCAAAGCTAAGTTTATTGAAACTCGTAAACAACGAAGAAATGCTTATTACCGTAAACTTAAAGAAAAAGGAGTTTGTCCTGGGTGTCAAGGGCCACGAGATTCTAATAAGATTTATTGTACTGAGTGTTTGGTAGATCAATGTCGGCAATTAAAAGAACTAAGAAATCGTCGTAGAAAAGAAGGACTTTGTGTGCGATGTAAAAGAGATAGTCCTAATGAGCATCTTTGTAAGTATTGTTGGGCAATCGAATCAATGCGACTCAAAAAGGTTAGACGTAAAAAGGCTAATGAAAACCTTTGCATTGATCGAGAGCAGCAACAACCCTAATGCAATAGGTGATGGAGGAAAGGCTTATGGCCTTTATCAGTTTCACTTAGCCCGCTGGTTAGAATGTGGAGGGACAAAAGAGAATTGGCGAAGGGCCACCCGAACTGAGCAAGATAAAATCATGAGGACAGCCCTAACCCGTTACCTTGCCCGTACTTCTGACCTCACAAAGATTGCCAATTACCATAACATGGGCAATCCTTCGAGTAAAGTAACCCTGTATACTAGGAAATTTAGGAGAATCTATAATGAAAAGGACTAAAAATGTCGAGTAAACTAAACACTGTTCAGAAGTTTTGTCCTAAAGTAACGTCAGTGATCGACGCTAAGCGATCATTGATAATTGATGTTATTCACAAAGATGCTCTTTCTAGTGCAAGAAAGAAGCATGGTGAATGTGCAATGGCTGAAGCTTGTAAACGAAAGTATAAATTAGATGGAGTAGTGATTGCCCGCTCAACAGCTTACTTGATTAAAGGCAATGTGGCAACACGTTATCGAGTTCCGCCAAGTGTATCGAGGGAAATCACTAGCTTTGATAGAGGTGGCGGATTCGAGATAGGAACATACAAACTAACAAAGATTCGTGCTATTAAAATTAGAAAAAAACTACCATCTAAGACGGTGAAACCATCTCCAAGTAAGTTTAAGCATATCACCACAAATATTCGATCAACGCTCAACTAATAAGAATTAAGGAAAGCCAGATGAAATCCAAGGCAATGCCGGAAACTAAGCGAGCAAAACTCCAAGCTGAACTCGCTGGCGAACATCTCCGTGAAAAGTTAATTGAATTCATTAACAGTAGAAAGTTCACCGATCTACCGGAAGTTTACTTAAAGTTCTTTCCTGAAAACATACACATAAGGACGATAAAAGAATGGCAAGGGCAAAGCCAACTATTACAGACTTAAAGATCGAATTACTTTTCTTTCTTCAATCTGCCGGAATTAAAGAAACTCTTGAAGTATATGATACAATAGCTTTTAGCCATCCTGAACTAAAGTATTCTGCTTGGGCTGATGAAGAATTGCAAAAAATAGAGGACGAGATAGATTGTGGTCCTGAACCTTGGGAGAAGCTTTGAGTCAACGAATAATCGGAATCCCGCACAAATTACTCCAAATAACTAAGGGTTTGAGCCCTAAATTACGCCGAATAAAGATAGATATGCAAGTCGAAGAAGCCGAAATGGTAAAAGCTTCTGATTTCCAACGCTATATTAAAGAGATAGAACCAGAAGAACGCATCTGGTTCTTAAAAGGTTATGTAGCCCGCGAATTAGAAACCAAACAGTTAATAGAAAAAGTTGAGGAGTTAAGGGCAAAGTTAGAGAAAAAACTTAAGGAATTAAATGAACCGAATCTATGCCAAGGTGGGCAGTAATCTAATACCGATCCATCTATCTTATCCATCAGATAAAACAATTACCTTAAAATTTAAGTACCATCCAAAGCTGATTGAGGAAGTCAAAGCAATGGAGTCTGCTAGTTGGGATGCCGACCTAAAGCAATGGAGTGTCAGCAATTCTCTCCGAAATCTTTATGTCCTTGACCAATTAGAACGCCATTACGATGCTAGATATGATAGTCCTCTTGAAATGACATTTGAAGATGGGCAGTTGAAAGCACATCAAGTTGAGGGCGTCAATCATGTCCTTCAACGACAACGAGTAATTCTTGCTTTCCGTATGGGCCTAGGTAAGACACTCCTCGCTCTTAAAGTAATTGAGCGAGTACGCGGAAAGCATTTGATCGTTTGTCCTAAAAATGTAAAGAATGTTTGGAGGGACGAAATAAAGAAGTGGAAAGTAAGAGTACTAGAAGAAGGGCAAACAGTTAGACCTGGACGAGGCAACGCTTCCGAGTCTATTGCCGAAGTAAAGATTATCTCTTACGAGTACCTTCAACAAGCTAGTCTCCTCGACCCTTTCCCTTATGACCATGTTTGGTTCGATGAGGGTCATCGATTAAAGAACTCTGAAACTCAGCGATTTAAAGGGGCATACTTAGTCGCTGAGAAGCTCAAGTTAAAGTCGAATCACTCTATTATTGCAATCCTTACGGGAACTCCCAGCCCAAGAGACCCAACTGATTGGTGGGCACTCGCAGAGATTTGCCAGCCCGGTTTCCTCAGAGAGTCCACCAAAAAGAAATTCGAGTACCGATTGGCCGAACATGAAACAATGACAGGCAGAGGCGGAGTAGAATTCCAAAAGGTATCGAGTTGGAAAGAAGAAGAATTACTTCTTCTTCCCTCTCGCCTTAAGGGCATGGTACTTTTCAAGGACAAAAAGGATTGTCTTGACCTTCCGCCTAAAACCTATCAACAAATCCAACTAGATTTCGATCAAACAATAATCAAACAGCTTAAGAGTATGATTGAAATAATGAATCCTGGGAGTTCAGGATTTAATGCTCTCCGTCAACTCAGTGACGGTTTTAATTACTCTCTCAATCAAGACTTCGAGTGCCCTAAGTATGAAGCACTCTTGGACTTGATTGAAGAGAGAGATAGGATTGTAATTTATGCAGGATTTCAGAGAACTGTGGATAAAATCACTGACTGCATCCTTACTGATAAAGAATGGGGAGTAATTCAATTAGATGGCAGAGGATTAAAAACATGGAATATTCCTCCACAGGATTGGCAAGAATGGTTTAATACTAAGAAAGACCAACGAATTGCCTTTGTCGGTCATCCGCAGAGCGGAGGAATTGGCCTCAACTTGCAGGCAAGTGATTCAATTATTTTCGTCTCAAATTCCTCCAACCCAGTAGACCGACCTCAAGCAGAAGATCGAATCCACCGATTAGGGATGGGAGCATCGGCTCTTATCACTGATCTTTTCTGGTTGCCCATAGACAAGTACTGTTGGCAGTTAATTCAGAATAGTAGAAACTTAGAGTCCGTATCGTTAGGTGAAATAAAGGAATGGATCAATCAGGAGTTAGATCAATGGAAATAGGGTTTTGGTTTATCTTTACATTAGTTGTTACTATTTTATGGAATATAACTCAAGAAATTCGTATTAATAAGTTAACTTTTCGTTTTGATTGTTTTCTTAAATCTCTTGATGATGACTATAGTGACTCATGAGATTAACTAAACAACGTACCCTTAACGTTCTTTCCCGACTTGCCGAGTATGCTGGCGAAGTTACTGATCAAACCAATAAGATAATCAATCAGATTATAGAGTTGTCTGAGCAGATTAATCGACCAGACAATTTGCAAGAGTCAGAGGAAATCGAACGCTTATTCTTACACTTGTTTGATAACATTCGGCAGTTGAGTAGTAAGGCGAATCATGTTGAATATGCTTATTGGGAAGAAATGATCAGAGGACTAGTGACGAAGAAAGTAGAATTAAGCGGAGAATTAATTGGCAACAATTAACAATCTTAAAGATATTAGACAAACAGTTAAAGGAATTATAGCTTCTAAACACAGCGATGCTAATACTAAATCCTACCTTCTCCAAGCACTAATCGAATATGTTGGTGATAAAGATATAGCTAAAAGAATTGCTCCATTTTGTCAGATAGTTGATGAACCAGAAGTGGATATCGAAGAAGTCCTTGAGAAAGGAAGCTCATGAACTACGAAATTTACGATACTAACGACGGACATCCTCTTCCCTTTGTATGGGCTTGGATTAAGGATATTCCTAAGCATCCTCAACGCGAAACTTCACCAGATTGGATTTATATTTCGGTAGATAATGGACGAGTTTGTTCTTTTACCTTTGGTCCTGATCCTCTCCACACATATGTAATGGAAATGTGTCAGGTTACATCTGACACCGCACTAAAGATCGTACACTTTATCCGACGTAAGTTCGATGTGCAAAAGTTTGAGAAGGAGGAAGCTCGTAAAATGGAATCTGAAAGGTTAAGGACCGAGAAATTAGGAGTAACGAGTGCTTGAACTAGCTGAAATCGAAAAGAAAACTAAGGAACAACTCGTTATTCTCTTTTACGAATTGCAAAAGCCAGATAATCTATTCAAAGAACTAAAGGAATATATCTTACAGGCTAATAAACTTCCGGTTATTATGGTCTATCCCGATCAATCGGAGGCATTTATTCAAGGTAAAACTGAGGACTTAGTACAGTATTCGGTCGGAGTAATTAAACAGGCGTGCATTGCAGTTGGCCTTAAACCTCACACAATATTGACCGCAGTATTAGCCGATTTAGCTGAAGAGGAAGGAGGATTAAACTTATCCGTTACCTAGACACAGAAACACTGGGTTACACCGGCCCTGTTATCTTAATCCAAACAGGCAAAGCCGAAGAAGACCCTGAACTTTTTGATATTTGGAACATGCCTGTCAGAGATATTCTATTTTTAATAGAGTCAATAGTAAATGATCCATTTGGCGTGTGTATTTTCAATGCCACATTCGATTCATTCCATTTGGTTAAGTTATACAATACTCTGAGGTTACTTGGTGATAAAAATAAACGACCAGACCCCGAAGAATTCTTCCTTATGGAGAAGATTTCTTGGGAAAATGCTGTTTGTCTTAAGCCTTATCGGTGCTTTGACCCCTATTTACTCCTCAAAAAAACGGTATTTCAAGAGGTATTTAATAAGAAACCGATACTCATACGATCAGTACCGTGTCAAGCCGCCCATCCGCTAATTAAAGAACTAGAAAAGGTTAAATTACACCCGCTTTTGTTCGCTAAAGGTGGTGGGTGGAAGATTAAAGATGCAAAAGACAGGAAAACTAGTAAAGTTTCTCCTGATTTTGTTGATATTGAACTCAAATTTCACGCTAGTTTAGGTCTTAAGCCTATTATTAAGTTTCTCTTTAACATGGACGTGAAGCAGATCAATGTGCCCGATCATCTCATGCCTAAAAAGGGTGAAGAAGATGAGTGGAATCCATTTGGTTTTGATTGGCGACCATATTTAAAGGGCCATATTGAGCATTGGAGGTATAATTCATATGCTCGGCAGTATGCTGCTGACGACATTACTTATTTGGATATGCTTGTCACTTATATTCGCAATCATCCTGGGATCAATATTCAAGAAAAACAACCCACCCTAGATGACAAGACTAAAGACATTGACTCAGAATTAGCATGGGCTGTTGGTGCCGCTAGGCATCGAGGCTTTGCTATAGATAACCATCTTACAGAGAGGATGATATATGAAACTGTCCGAGGACGAGACAAAGTTCCTACTGCACCTGCTCAATCGAGACAATACATTAGTGCAGTCATACCAGAGATGCTTCGCCCATTTTTCACAAGTACAGGTGATAAAGTTCTTGAGCGACTTGTCAGAGAAAATCCAGAAACAGAGTATGCGAACCGAGCTAAAGAAGTCATTGACGCCCGATCCGCAGAAAAGCAACTTGATATCCTCCGTAAGCTCAATGAAGTAGGCCGCTTCCATCCTGACTTTTCCATTACAGGAACATTAACTAATCGCATGTCTGGCTCTGGCGGATTTAATGCTCAGGGTATTCCTAAAGAGTCACAGTTTAGGGCACTCTTTATTTTTGCTAGTAATGAGGACTCGCTCTGCGGTGGCGATTTCGAGGGTCAAGAAGTAACGATCTTCGATGCGTTAGTGGGAGATAAGGAATTACATAAAGAATTACTGGCAAAGAAAAAGTTTCATGCTTTGCTCGCAGCAATTTACTATGAACTTTCTTATGAGGATGTTCTCAAACCAGAGAATAGAAGCAAGTATGACCGTACTAAGAACTCTGTATTTGCTTCATTCTATGGTGCCGAAATTCCCCGTCTCGCAGAGACTCTTAATCTCTCTCATCAAGTAGTTGAAGAACGACTTAAAAAGATTTATTCTAAATATCCAGGCATTGGAGAATATAGAAAAAGTAACTACGATCAGTTTTGTTCAATGCGACAACCAGCAGGAATAGGAACAAAGGTGGTGTGGCATGAGCCAGCGGGATTTGTTGGGTCTATATTTGGCTTTAGAAGATTTTTTACGACAGAAAATATCTTGGCCAAATTTCTGTTTGATCTTTCCAATAATCTTTCAAGAAAATTATCTACTTTTCCTCGATTTGAGGGCATTAGAGTTAGACGTAAAGCAAAAGATCAATCGGTTGTTGGGGCAACTCAATCGGCCTTGTATGGTGCAGCCTTCGGAATACAGGCAAAGAATCTCCGAATAGCAAATAATCACCAGATACAGGCAAGCGGAGCTTATTGCACTAAATTATTACAGTGGCGTATATGGGATCAGGCACAACCTCAAGGAGTACATGAATGGCTCACTCAAGTATTTAATGTGCATGATGAAGTAATTAGTGTCACTCATCCTGAAATGTGTGAGACTGTAGAGGAAATCGTGAATGAGGTAATTACCGAGTTAAGGGAAAAAGTGCCACTGATTAGTATTAAGTGGAAAAGTGGGGTGACAAACTGGAACGAACTAAAGTAAAGGAGTAACTGAATCATGGAAGATAACACAGACCCTTTTCTCGATGATGATGAGGCCGATGACTATGACAGTGAATTGACCGATGACGATTTAGATTTGGAGGATGACGAGGAAGATAAAGAAACTGAGTAAATTACTTTTTAAAAGAAAGGCAAGCCAATGACTGAACGACGAATTCAAGTCCTTGAACGGTTCGCCGCACTGATGCGAGCTGGTCCGTTCGATATGTTAGTACTTAGTGGGGTAACTGAGGATAGCATACATTATGTATTGAATCAATTTGATGAGGATTGTCCGTGGGAAATTGATTTAATTGAGGACTTTATCAAGACTATTATCCCTCCTGCCCAAGAATTAAAGAAACTTCTTAGCTGGTGGGATGAAATGACTTGGGCAAACCTTGAACGCGACCCTGATCCGGTTGATGAGGTTAAGCGAAAGAGAAAATTGAAGCGAGGGTTAAGGGCAATGTGGAAGCAAGCCCCGAAGATTAAGACGGAGCGGATGAGGCGAAAGGTTAAGGAATGAACACTCGAAAGCAATACATTGGTGATTCTGTTTACGCCCAATTCGATGGTTGGAATATTATTTTAACTACGGAAGATGGTAGAGATGTGTCTAATACAATTGTATTAGAGCCAGAGATTTATCATGCTCTACTCAAATATGTAGAGGCAATCAAAAAGTCTAATCGAGAGGAAGCATTAAGATTGGAGAAGGAAAATCCTCTACCAAAATAAACGTGGCCCTGGCAGTGAATGGGAAATACAAGAGAGCATCCGTAAAGAATTACATAACCAAGGATGGAAAACTATAAAGATGCACGGTAATGCCTACCAAAAAGGTTTACCAGATTTACTTTGTCTCCACAAGATTTACGGACAAAGATGGGCAGAAATTAAGAAACCGGGACAGTATCTTTCAGCAGAACAAGTCAAGACTTTCGGGGAGTTTCACTCATGCGGCATTCCCATTTATGTTTTAACTCGCGTCAATAATATTTCAATGATACTTAAAGAGCCAGCGAACTGGCAGAAATATATAAGGTGGTAAAGTGAGAATACTAATTGAAAGCGGTCATCTTCCAAAAGATTTTGATTATGATTTTTTAACATCTCCAATAGAAGCTTGTGTAATAACTGAACAAATTCAAAATATAATAATTGATTTTTTAAAAAGTAAACTTAAGGAGGAACAAATTGCTTCAACTCCCGCTTCTCAAATCGATTAACTATTTCAGTCCCACCAGTTACCAGCAGGCGTGTGCTTGTGAGTACTCATTTTACCGTGAACGTCACTCAGAAACTCCTTATATTAGACTACCACAAACTAAACCAATGGCAGTAGGGTATGCCTTTGAGAGTTTTGTTAAAGCCGAACTTGCATTCGTACTCGGTAAAAGTAATGATCGCAAGAATACTTTGGCTAAACTTCTAGAAAACGTTGAAGAACACAATCTAGAGTGCATTGCTATTGGCCATGACCTATTTGATAAGTATCAGTTTTGGGGTTGTTTCGACCGCTTAGTAAAGGACGGCCTTCACGATATTGAGTTAAGTATTCACCAAACTGTGCAAGGTGAACTAGTTGCAGGTAAGGAAGGAGAAGTAAGCGGAGTACCGATCTTTGGCAAACCTGATGCCACGATGCTTAATCGTGGAGATAATAGTTTAATCCCTACTGATTGGAAGGTAAATGGACATGGAAGTGCAACAGGACAAAGCCCCAAGCCTGGATATATTAGGTGCTTTGTGGACGGACAGGATAAGGGCCAGCATATTACTTACGGAATTGCAACTCTTGAGCAAATCAATCGAGAGTGGGCTATACAATTACTTTTCTACAATTGGATGCTTGGAAATAAGTCACCATTTTTCGGAGCTATTGAACAAGTTGCGATCCGCGGAAACACTGTTGCGTTCGCTTCCTATCGAGCTAGAATCAGCGATGGCTTCATACAGGAACACCTTTCAAGACTCATCGATCTATGGGGCCGATTTAATAAAGGACAGTTTGCTGAACCAGAACCCGGTCAGTGGAAATGTGAACCTTACGGTTTCCCCCGCGTCTGTACTGTAACCTGTGAAGCGTATGCAAGGACACTAGGCGATCCGGGGATTCGAGGAGTGATGAAAGGAGTCTAGTGAGCTTACAATTACTTCAGTCATTTCTTGAACATCACGCCGAACCTGATTTAGCTGAACGATATTCTTACAATCGTGAAACACAAATCTTAGTAGCTGCTGATGGCGGCGAAAAGATTAAAAATGGATATAGAAATTCAGAAGGCGATGAGTGGTTTAATATACGCATTGCTTCCCGCTCTGCCCCCGTACAACGAATAGACAGAGAGTACTTAAAACATATTGAAGCAATAGGAATGTCTGGTTGGGATTTCGTCGAACATAAATCTTATTGGGTTGGCTTTGACTTTGATTCTATTCTCGGGCATAAGCAAGGACTAGCTGATGTTGAAATCGAAAAGATTGTTGGAGAAGCGAAGAAAGTCGAATGGGTGGAGCTTAGATATTCTACCTCTGGGAAAGGGATTCACATATATGTCCCGATCCACAATTGCCCAAGCATCCCCACTAGAAAGGAACATATCGGGCTTGCTAAGTGCATTCTCTCGAATCTTTCCGGGTTACTCTCTTTTGATTTTAAATCAAAGGTTGATACCTGTGGAACTATTCTATGGTGTTGGCATAGACGAGGGAATAGCGAGAATTCTTTTAAACAAATCAAACCGGCCACTACCTATTTCGATGCAAGTGTCATTAAGCAATCTCTCACAGAAGCGTGGCGAGAGGCAAAGAGTAAAACAAAAGACCTAGTATCTAACCTTAAGTTTATTAATCTTTCTGAGGAACACAAGAAAGTTCTTGAGTGGTTTAGTAAACAGCAGGCTACTTGGTGGTGGGACGCCGAGTACAATATGTTGGTGTGTCATACCTTTGACTTGCTTAAGTGTCATGCTATTCTTAAATTAAAGGGACTTTACTTTACAGAAAGTAAAGGTGAGAATTGCCCAAATGATCAAAATTGTTTTATGTTTCCTCTACGTGGTGGTAGTTGGATTATTCGTAGGCATAGCCTCGGATGTAAAGAACATGAACTCTGGAAGCAGGACAAGTCTGGCTGGACTTTTTGTTATTATAATCGTGTTCCTACTATTGATGATCTTGCTAGTATATTTGGCGGAGAAATTTCAGCAAATGGTCAGTATGTTTTTCCTAATGCAGATGCAATAGAAAAAGTACTGAGTCACCTTGCTCCTAGCTTCCAACTTAAACTTCCGCAGTTCGCTCGTGATCGGCAAGTTCGTATTAAGCTTCTCAAGAATAGTAGAGTGGCGTTATTACTTGAAAAGCTAGAAGGTGAATCAATTCCCGGTTGGATTAATAACCGAAAGACTTGGGAAAAGGTGGTCCAGATAATTGAGGAAGATATAGAGTTAACAACACCTGACGATTTAATCCGACATGTCGTCAGCAACAGTCAAGATGCCGGATGGTTCGTTAAAAGTAAGGAGTGGGTCGATGAACCCAAGGGCAATATTATCTCTGTACTTGCATCTATCGGCTATCAGCGAGGACTCATCGACGAAGTTATTGGGAAATGCATTCTTAATCCTTGGCGGTTGGTCAATCGTCCTTTCTCGCCAGAGTATCTCGGAAATCGTGAATGGAATAAGTATGCTGCACAGCTTATGTACGACCCAAAACCAGGAGACTACTCAGAATGGATGAAAGTATTAAATCACTTAGGGAAGAACCTGGCAGATTCTGTGAAGTTAAATTCTTGGTGCGTGGCAAACAGCATAGAGAATGGTCTAAACTACTTAATGATGTGGATGGCATCCATATTACAATTTCCTCAAGAACCACTTCCCTATCTTTTTCTTTACGGCCCACAACTCTGCGGAAAGTCCACATTTCACGAGGCTTTCTCACTTCTTGTAACGAACAAAGACCCACAACTAAAGGCAGTACAAAACGCAGGAAACGCACTAACAAATCCAAACAAATTTAACGGTGAACTTGCTGGTGCTCTCCTTTGTTATGTTGAAGAAATTAATTTAACGCAAAGTAAAGGGGCATATGACAAAATTAAAGAGTGGGTAACAGGGAGAATGCTCTCGATTCATGACAAGAAACAGAGAGTATATGACATCGAAAATACAACACATTGGGTTCACTGTGCTAATAATTCTGATGCTTGTCCGATTGTTATGGGGGATACTCGAATCGTTATGGTTGCAGTAGATAAACTCCCGTTTATCGAACCAAAGGAAAAGCAACTGCAACGATTAAAGGAACAAGCATCAGCATTCACTCATGCTCTATTGTCATTAGAAATTCCTCCCGCTATTGATCGATTAAGAATACCAGTAATTGATACAGAGTCTAAGCGAGAAGAAGCTGAGGCAACAGCTAATTTAGTTGAGCAGTTCATTATGGCAGAGATTAGATATGTCCTCGGCCATTCAATGAAAGTATCTGTATTCGCTGAACGATTTCATCAATGGCTCGCAGTTAAAGGATTAGATAACAGAGAATGGACAACGATTAAGATTGGCAGATCGATTCCTCAAGCTGACGGATTCCCCATTAAAGGAAAGTTTGGTTCAGACATTATCCTTGGTAATTGCTCTTTCGATAAGGATGCGAGAGACGCTGATGAAATGTTTGAGAAAAATGGTGAACGATTAATAAGAAAGAGAGTAGTGTATTGACAATCATTGATATCATTCATTCTGGTGAGTGTTCCCTTCCACAGTTTATAGAGCTATATCAGAATATGGGCAAGGTAATCCAAGCCTTTGCCATTCGACATGATCTAGGAATGACAAAGATTGATTTGCCAGACATACCAGGTACCGACATAAAACTCGTTGGTTCTTGCCGAACAGTTGTAGTAGCGAGAGTTGAAGCAATCGAAGCAATGAAGAAGGGGATTGAGCAGGCGAACAAGAAAGGAAAGATAATTCATTAACCATTTTTATAAATGTAGAATATGCTATAAACAATTTGAACAGTTTAATACTCTCGAAGTTAATCGTCCTTGCTGTCCAGCTTGCAAATCACACGACATAGAAACTATCAAGAAAGAACTTATAGGAGAATTGCTTTGGCAACTAAGAGGAAAATATTTTCCCCAACAACCCTGGGTAAAAGTAGGAAGTGACGTGCAAAAAGAATACAATACCTTGGCTCAAATAGTAAAGGAATGGTTCTCTTGACTCTAACCCTTCACCAAATGCAGTTACGACTTAAAGAATGGTTTGAATATAATTTTCCTAAAGGAACAGCTTCCCAGCAACTTATAGGAATGACTGAGGAATTAGGAGAATTAGCCCACGCTCATCTAAAGTTTGAGCAAGGCATACGAGGAAATTCAGTAGAATTACTCGAACAAGGTAAAGATGCTATTGCTGATTTATTCATCTTCGCTATGAACTACTGCACACTTAAAGGTTGGAAGATCGAGGAACTACTTGAGAGCACATTTAATAAAATAATTAAACGGGATTGGAGAACATATCCAAAAGATGGATTGACACACTAGTCACTCTCCGTTGGCTGTCGAGTACTCAGCCAACAAAAAAACCCCGTCCGATTGAGGGCGTTCCTCAGTCGGCGGGGCTTTTTACGAGTATGATATACAGTCTATCTCTTAAACAACTCTCGATACGATTGATTAACTGCTCGATACGAATCTAACGCCGCCTTAATCTCTTCGTTCGGTTCTTTATTACGGCTATAGTAATCTAAGAATATGCCTACTTCAGGATTGCCTTCAAGTTCCATTTGTAATTTTTGCTTAAGCTTAAACAAATAAGCTTTCTGAGGATCGATGTTAGAGACGGTGGCTCCTGTCAGAGCACCGAGAGCAGCTTGAGGCACAGTCTTAGTATCACTAAAGAACTGAGCAATCGTATTCTGATAGCGGCTAGTAGGTAGATTGCGAAGTGCTAGGTCGCCCGTACTTTGTACAGGAATTCCTCGAAAAGTTTCCCGTCCAGTGTACGCTTCAATAGGCGTCCGAACTATTGGAGTAAGAGCATTTAGTAACTTATCCGTTACTCGTTGCGGTCCGCCACCTTGTGGAGAAAAGAGATTAGCTTGGTAAATAGGATTTTGAAGGTTAAGATAAGCGTCACCCCCAATTCCTATTTGCCCGGCATTGATGACATAATCAGGGACGAACTCACGATCGTCCACCGTCCAATCTATAATCTTACTGACAGCATATGCTCGACGGTTAAAAAGCATCTCTTGGATTGCCAAAGGGATGTTCTTTCGCATGAAAGTGTAAAAGAGAACGGCCCTTTTGGCGTATTGCTTCTCGAAATCAGTGAGATCGAAATAGTCAAATAAATATCTTACAGCCCTTCGACCTGATTGTAGCGGAGAAAGTCCTTTAACTATACCATCATTATACATGGCAAGCTTAAAAGCGCCTTCCACAAATTTATTTACATCTCTAAATCCTTGTGTTACTTGCTTAACGCCAATTTTCCCTGCTACTTTTTCTCCTACTCGTATTGCTTCCGGTATGATTGTTTCGGAAGTCGGACGGACAATACTTGTTTGCTCTGGATTGAACAATCTTCCAGTCGCTTCATTAGTGAGATTCTTTTCGATTTTACCAAATGCTTCTGCTGCTTCCAATGCCGCTTCATCTAATGTGGTATTTCCTGCTATTTTCTTAAAGATAGACTGAACAACAGCAGGAGCATCAGGATTGTACTTTGCGAGGTATGCAGCATACTGTCTAGCTGCTGGGAGTATTTGTCTAAAATCGCTCCCATTAATCAAAAACGACCACATTGAAGAAAGTACATTCTGCCCAGTGTGGGCAGGGGTACTCGTTAATGCGGTCTTAAAGACGGCATTAATTGGGTCGAACACTTCTCTAAAAAGCGTCTCAAATGGTCCAGTTACAAGACGTTCAGTACGAAGTATTGTTTCAGCAACGTCCTTAGGAATAGATCGTTGCTCCAAATTTAACTTTTTAAGTCCGCTTCTAATGGTTTTAAGATGAGCTTGCTCTACTCCAGCCAAATCTAAACCTTTAATAGTATCAGGCAGTATTCCCCAATTAACTACTTCCTTAGTTGCGGGATTACGAAAGCCAGTAAGTTTTAATTGGCGAAGAAATTGAGCGAGTTCAACTGTTCCTTCTGGTACTTTACCTTTTGCATATGGTTCAGCAAATAAACTAATTGCCATATTAGCGGAGTGAACCTTTTGGATAGCAAGTTCACTAGCAAGTTTTCGTGGGGCTAAATACCGAACAGGGTTAGTTTCATATACATCGAAGTCTATGCTAAGGTGTTTTTTAAAAAAGTCATTATCTTCTTTAAGGGTAGAGTTGCGTAAAGTTTTTCGTCTAGAATAGATTAATTCATTGTTTATCTGGTCGAATTTCTTAGCAAATTTAGGGTCAACAGTGTGAAGTTTATTCCCTCTCTCAGACATTACACGAGGAAGATATTCACCACGATAACTTTCTTCCTCAGCAATCGTAATGAAAGCATTCTTCTCTGCTACGACACGATCAAGCATTCCTGCCGCTTTCGCTTCATTAATAAATTTGTCTGGTAATTCTCCAAATTTATTAATGAATCCCGCCGCCTTACTCACATCTGCCCGGATCAATTCCACTTTTTCTAGAATATCTAAATCTTCCTTATCGGCCTTTGTAATTGCAGTTTGTGCTCGGCTTACCCATTTAGCTTGAATCGCATTCTTAGCATCTGGTAACAAGTCTGGTTCAGCTAAGGATTTAATTCGTTTAGCCTCAAGTTTAATAAGTGTAGTCTCTAACTTAGTTTGGTTAAGGGCACGACTCTCCGTCATCCACTTAGCTGTTCGCTTCGGAATCATTAAATCAGGATCAATTTCTCCATCTATGATTCGATTAGCAACAGTTTCGTCGAATTGCTCAGGAGACATTCCTTTAGGAATGTCCTTTATAATATCATCATAAACCTTCTTCAATTCTACTCTAGCCTTAAGACCCTCATGACCAACAGCATCAATAGTAGCAGAATTAATATCAATCAAATCCTTTAACTCTGCATTGGCAACTTTCTTACCAAACATAGTTTCGATTGCTCGTTGAGCAGCACCAGTAGTTGCTTTAATAGGACCGAGAGTATTAAGATACTCAAAAGGTTTTTTAATTAAACTACTAGTTGCATCTAGTACTGGTTGAAGAACTTCATTAAGAGCGGTTGGAACGAATCCTTCACCCTTAGTAAATGGAATAGAGAATTCTATTCCACGAAGTCCTTTCGACACTTCCTCTACTTTACTTAATTCTTGCAGAGCATCAGGGATAATCCTAGAAGGATTATTAAGAATAGACTGTGCTGCAAAAGCAGGAGATTTCATCAATGATTCGTAAAGAATCTCTGCACCCTTTACCCCTTCCTGTACACCTTTACGAGCAATATTCATCTGACTAAGGAGTTCTTTTTGTGCCGCTACTGCCTTACCTGCTCTTGTCAATCCTGTAAGAGACGACATAAACAAAAGTGGATCAGTGACTATTTCTGCTCCTATTCCTGCTACTGTACTGAGAAATCCCTTTTGATCCTTTAATCCTAGTAACTCTTTACCGCCTACTCTTTCCTCTGGATTAAAAATGCCAGAGAATGCCCGCTCAGTTTCTCCCGCTAATAGACCACGAATAACAGAACCGGGAGTATCTAGTATATCAAAAATAGTCGTGATTGGAGTGAATATAGCGTCGGCTAAATTAAAGGAGGGCTCGATTTCGTCTAACACAGACGGATCGAACCCTCCTCTTGAAGAAGTCTTAAATGGCATTACTTACTTAATTCCTTAATTAACGTTTCTGCTTCTTTCTTAGTCCCTACCTTACCTCGATTAGTAAAATCTCCCAATCGATTAAGAGTAGGAACATAGGGTTTCACACCAAAATCTATTTGAAGCTTTACAAGATCAGCATAAGCCTGAGCAAATTTCTTTTGATCAGGAGCAACCCAAGCTCCCGGCACAACTGCTACGGTGTAATCATCATATAGTTTATTCTTTAACTTCTCAAAGATTACATCGGAAGCTTGATACTTCCGGTCATCTTCTACTTCTTTAAGCTTAGCAATTTCACCCGCCGCAGTTGTAAAATCGAACCCTTCACTATTTACTAATTTCTTAGCGTCTTCGATAATCGCCGTATTGAGGAATGCCACTTCATTGGCTCGATCCTTTCGCTCGGCTGTTGGCAATCGTTTAATTGCTCGAAGTCTATCTTCATTAGCAACTTTGCCAGTTAAATCAGAATGTTTAAGAATGTCTCTTGCTGTATCAGTTAACTCCATTGAATCTTTTTCACGCAAATACTTATTGCGAATTAACGCATCATATCGTTCGAAATCATCTTTACTAAGAGGAGAAGGATCGCCAGTTTCTAATGCTTTCTTAACAGCAGGAGAAGCACCAGATAATTCTGACTTATACTTTTGCTCAGCAATATCTAATCGTCTATTATCTAATTCTAACTGTTTAGTACCAAGAGCAATGTTTGCTTCCTGAGATTTAATACCCAATTCTCGCAACCGTTTCTCATCAGGAATTGCTTCTGCTCTTGCCTTAGTGAGAGTTTCTGTAGCTCTTAAATTACTTTCGCGGAGTGGTCGTAGAGTATTCTCATAGTTTGCTTCTTCTACTGCTCTCGCTTCCTGAGCTTGCTGAATCTTAGATGATTGTTCTGCTCGCTCATTGGTTGCTTTTCTCATTTCTTGTTCGGAAATATTAGTAAGATGTGCAGTTAATCGAGATAAACTCTTATTAGAAATTCCTAATTTAGCGGCTTCTTCTAATGCCCCTTCCATTCCTTTTTCTTTGAAAGCGGGCATTAGTTTAGTAATATCATCGGCATCAGACTTTTGAATTAATTTAACAGCAGCATCGGGGCTTGTTGCTTCCTCATTATCTAAAAAACTAAGAATAGCAGTAGGGGACAAACCTTCTTGTAATCCAGTCTGAACTGCAAATTGTTTATTCTGTAATTTTCTACCTTCCTCAGCAAGACGAACTCGATCCTTTTCTGATTGCTCAAGTGTAGCAGTTCGTCTTTCTTCTAGATCAAGTGCTCGTTCTTTATTACCAGTAAGATCAACTCCTATCTTAACTTTATCGCCAAGATCAGGATAACGTTTTACACCTTGGCGTTGAGCATTTAATTGAGCAATCATATTTAGAGTGTTTATAGTTTTACTATTATCAGGAACTCGGATTGGCCGAGACTGAGATATAAGAGCAGCAACCGCAGGTGAAATATTTATTCTACTCAAGAATTACAATCCTAATGAAAGTCCTGGTACGAAAGACGAAGCTAAAGCCCAAGGATCAGATTGTGGTTCTGAAGTTTTTCCACCTTTCTGAATTCCCCAAGCTGAAAGCAAAGTATCTATTCCATTCTGGCCTAAACCAAAAATAGTCGAAACTAAATCTTTGAAGTTTTGCTGAGTAGTCAACGAACTTAAATCTGACCTATTCAATTCAGCTTCGGTAAACCCACTAGCAATATCTTGACCCTTTGTAAAGTCAGTGAAATCGACAGGTTTACCTGCTCGATATTGACTCACTAATGACTCAATAGGTGCGGCGGTATCCGTGTAAATCTTAGAGAAATCTGTTTGGGTTTTAGCAAGAGTATCTGCTAAATTAGTAGAGTAAATTCCCCTAGTCTCTGCCTCAAGAAAGGGAGCAATTGAAGTTGCTAGGTCAGGGTTAATTGAACCTTTCATTGCTCGGATTGCCCCTTCTCTTTCCCTAGCATTCTTATCCGTTAACTGTGAATATACCCCACCCTTTCCTTGAGCGGCGTCGCTGAGTGATTTGATCATATCTGAACCAAGGAATGCTTCAAGTCCTGCAATTCCTTGATCGATCTGTTGACCTTGTTTTCCTACCGCTCCCTTTTTACTTAATTCTGATGCAAGAAAATCATACTGAGTAGGATCAGATGATAGAATCTTTTGCTGGAATAAACCAATATCAGTATCAGACAAACCGGGAATGCTAGCTAATTGGTCAAGTAAAGCATTCATCTGATCGGGACCAGCACCAGTTTGCTGTCCGACATCACCTGAAATATCTGCTGGTGGGAGTCCACCAAATGGTGACTTAATCCCCTTACCAAAACCTAATGCCTCATTGAGAGCTTGGATAGGAGCAATATTACTCCAAGTAGAAGGATTAAATAATTTTACATTACCAAGCTGCTCAGAAAAGGGATTTGATCCACTAATAGTATCTCGTAAAGATTTAGTTGTTTTTCCTATACCATCTGTTATTCCACGAAGAAGGTTTGATACGCCTCCTCCGCCAAGATTAAAATAGTTCTCACGTGCCACTTAAATCCTCACAATTACTTTGACTACAAACGAATCAATTGTTTGATCAAGATCGGGAAGTTCAAAATAACGATCATCGTAGTCTAACTGATTATTACGAAATAGAGAGTCGTAAAGAGCACGATAAGCTTGTACTGGATAACGTGATCCATCTGCAAAAATATAACCTTCTGGGGGGTTTAATGGATCGCCCATCCAAAGAAAAGCTGCCCCCACTGGAATATTTATTCTACTAAGAATATCCTCTCGTTCCTCTTGAAATGGTAAATTTAATTGATTATCCATTAGTGACTCCCCACTAATTCATATTCTAACTCAAGCCCGGTCAAAGACCAAATTTTACTAACAGAGGAATTAGTCGAATAAATTCCAAAGCCTTCTGCTCGTTCATGATGATCTACTGCTTTAAGAAATTGAGTATTGGCATTAAGTAAGTAATCTCCTACAACAGTACCATAAAGAGATTCTTGTGGTTTTAATGCTCGAACAGAAATAGTTTCTGTTGCAGTTGAAGTATCGCCGAGTCTATCAAAATCTGATAACTTAATGTGCCGAACTTGCTTTTTTACTAGTGGCTGTCTTTGCTCAACTGCCATTCCAAAGAAACCAGCAATCTGCATTGTTGATTCACTAGTCTGTTCAGAAGCTCCTGTTTGTTGGTAATAAGCAGAAAATCCTGTATTGCCTTGTAGACATAAACGAGGGTTATTGCTATATTTACCAGTAATCCCCATCCCTTGACCGCCACCTAAAGCAAATGCCCCAAGAAATTCATTTAATTCAGGATCATAAATCCAAGCATAAGCTGAACTACGATTAGTAAACCAAATATGACCATGAGTAGGATCAACTTCTGCGATCCAATTAGTTACATTTCCACCAACAATTTCAGCTACAAAATCCTTCCAAATTAATCGGCCAATATTGATCGGCTCTCCGCCCAATTGCCAACGCCAAATCCCCGCACAATTCTGGTAATATAAACTTCCCTTATATTCGATTGTGCAAGCTGGCGATAATGAACCATGTCTACTCTGTCTTTTCTGTAATCGAAAATTATTTACATTGTCCCCATCAATTGACCAGATACTATTTTGCTTAAAAATAACAAGAGAGTTAGTTAAAGCGATAAGCCGGGAAAAAAGATCAACTGCATTACCGACTATGAACCGAAGATCAGCGGGGAAATATTCATACTGATCTAATTCAGAAAAAGCAAGTTGAGCACTATCGCCATCAGCGATCCAAAGTCGTCTCTTAAAAAGTGCCCCATACCATGCCTTTAAACCATTTTGAGTATTTCGAGTAGGCACAGGATTCTGAGTATCAAGAGCTGTCGTATCATTATTATTATAAGCAGAAGTAGCAGCAATTACTTGAGTAAGATAATACCACTCAGAGGAACCCGCATCTTTACGATAAATATTCCAATGAGTAATATTATAACCAGAAGGAATTGATGGTCGAGTAATTGTAATTTGCTCTGTTCCTGCTGATGTATCAGAAGCTTCTACACTTCCGTTACTTTCGATATCTATACTTACACCAGCAACAGTTTCTACCCATGTAATCTTATATGAATATGTGCCATTTGGAAGCGTGTGTCCAGCACCATTATTATTTACAACAGGAGCAGAAGGCGGCGGAAGCCCTATTGGTTCGACATGATAATCTGCGGCACTTACATCTATATAAGCTTTTTGACCCTGTGTAGAATCGTCAAATAAATAAAGAATTTTTCCTGCTTCAACAAAATCTATAAAGCGATCTGTGTCAGCAGTTACTGCTGTAGTAAACTTACTCGACTCAGAATCTAATGGTGGATTACCACCATCTGTGCGAAAAAAATAACCAAATGATCCACTAGATGATCGCTTATAAAAATGATAACGAGTAGCAGAACGAACGTACTCCCAAAAATTAGGAGCCATTGTACTTGCTGTTGCTGTAGAAATATCACTATTCTTTTTACGCTTTTGGATATCACCATTTACACATAATAAATTTTCTGCATAGATTAAATATTCAGGTGTAATCCCTTGAGGAGAAGAAGCTGTTCTATAACCTTTAAATTGACTTAATAATGATATTTTTGCCATTAAGCAACTTCATACTCATAAGCATCTCTAGTGTGGTTATACTTATCTTTACCAAAAATTAAATCTCCAACTACTTGAGCATCAGCTGCCCGTTCAAAAAGAACAGCCTCGGTAGCCTCATAAGTCCAATCATCTTTATGACGGCCCCTCCAATATCTAGTTGGAGTTGCTCCAGCCTTTTGAATTGTATAGCCTGTTGCAATTGCCATAAATTCTCCTAACAATCTGGTATGTAGTTAACATACCGTGGTGTCGCTTTATTATACATTCGACTAAGATTCTCTTGAAGTTGAGCCTGAACTTTATCCTCTCGATTTGCCCACATAACCATTTGTTCTCGCTTTTTTCGTTGAGAAAGAAGAAGAACTGTAGCTTTAATGACAATCAGGTTATTTGTAGGAGCAGGTCCAAAAGAAAATGAAGTTGTTGTAGTAGTCGTAATTGTTAAATCAGAAACATTAGGAACATAATATAATGTTGCCGAAAAAGCCGAATCAGTGTTTGCTCGACGAAGGTAAGCGGTTGCTTCATCTACTCGACGAATACTAAATGCACCATCTTCTGAGTCATCTAATCGTCGGAAATCTACAAACCGTCGCTTCTCAGCAACAGAAGAACCTGTCGGTGTATATTCTAATTTAAGTGGTTCAAGAAAATCAGAAGGTAAAGCAACCTCTGATGTGCCCACAGAAAAAGTCACAGCAGTAGTCGATTGTGGGAATTGGTCTGTAAAAATTCTCACTAAAGATAATACTTCGTCTTTAGATTCATTGATTGCCTGTTCTACTGCCGCTACTGAATATAAGTCTGCATTAGGGTCTTCAACGTTATTTCTAACTCGTAAAGCCATCGCACCAGATGTCATCGTGACCTCACCATTCTAGAAATACGTGAAACTGGAATTCGTATCGAAGTCACTGCTGGAGAAGTCGATGCTTCTTCATAATCTATTTCAAGAATTGGAGCTATAACACTAGTTCTTGAACTGTATCGCTTATCAGAAACGTTAACAGGCCAAGGAGTTGATGGGGTTATAACAAGTGTAATATTGCCGAGTTGGGCAATATTATGATTTTTATTAATTTTATCTACAAGTGCTGCACCACTAATAACATCATTTGTGCCTATTATTTGATTCTGTCCAATATCATAAGTGATAGGAAGAACTACGCTATCCGCTGGAACAAAGTCACCACCTCCAGTTGCCCACGCTGATCCTGTTTTATAGATGTTCCAAGTTACTTGATTCTCAACCCATTCTGGTATTAACTCTGGAAATATTCTTAATATTGCTGCCATAGTACCGGGAGGAGGAAAAAGACCAGAACCTACTATTCTTAATTTTAATCTAGCACTAATAATATTTACATTATTTGGTAATGTGGCAAGACTAAAATTAAATATAGAATGCATTGATTGAACACCAGCTTGTCCCCTAACAAAAAGTAAAGTTCCATCAAAATTACTAGTTGGTGATGAAGCTATATAAGAAGCATCTTTGTTAGCCGCAATCGATATGGTAGTAAATCCTTCTGGTAATGCAGGTGTTTCAAATGCAGTAAATATACCTTGATTACCACCAACTGTAAGATCAGTTAAATAACTTTCAAAACCAGCATTACCATTATAACCAAAAGCTATTACATCATAAGTTGCACTGGGAGTAAGTCCAGTAATGACAACTAATGTTCCTGTACTGTTATATACGCAATAGTATCCTGTTCCTAACTGAGTACCACTACCAAATATAGTATTGGCCGTATAAGTAGTATTGTCTGTCGGAACAGTAGTACCATTAGTAGATGTAGCTTTAAAAAAAACTACTGTCTTTTCATTATCTCCCAAGTCCCATTCAAACGTAATAGTACCATCTGCTTCGGCAGTAGCTTCAAGTCCAGACACTTGAGTGAATGGTGCTGCTAAACTAGAATATATTGCAGGGGGAGCAAGTCGTAACATTACTTACTCCTTAAGTAAGGATAAATTTATCATTTTCTGCTGGAGTATCAGTAAGTGTTGTAACAGCTAATGCTTTAGTAGTGCCATTATAAGCAGTAACTTTAGCAGATTGTCCTATTAATATCCCTTTAGTAAATGTAATAATTTTATTTTTATAATGATCATTAGTAACTTCTGTTAAATCAGCAGTAGTTACAGAAGTAGTAGTAGAACCAGCACCTACAGTACCAAAGACTGTTCCACTAAATACACCAAAATCTTCAAATAATGAATCATAAACAACTGCTGGCACCACCATATAGTTTTCCCATACTGGTAATGCCCCCGATTCGTTTACATGTAGTCTTAATCGACCCAATGATGCGGTATCTGTAGTATCAAGTAAACACCTATAATTACCATTTTCCTCATGAGCGGCAGCTGTTGATTCATTCTTTTGTCCCCAATCACCAGCTTGTTTTTTTAATCTAACATCTGCTTGAGAAATGGTTAAAGCTGTTTCTGGAGTTTTACCGTCTGTTTCATCTAAAAATGGACCTATTGCTACTTCTACTGCTGTAGATTGTCTAAGCCAAATTGACATTTATTTATTCCTTTGTCGTGCGTAATTCATCATGTGCGTCGGCTTGCCCGTCGCCGCCGGTGTGTAAGTAATCCGTATATGCCCCGCACCGCCGGTGCCACCAGCTTGACTGACTGCACCACCGCCTCCCCCGCCCCCACCCCAGGTAAGGCCGA